CATCTGGATTTCAAGGATGCTGACGCCATCGGCAATGATGTGAGCGGGAATGATAACGATTTTTCAACCAGCAACCTCGTTCCAGCGGACGTTATGGATGACAACCCCTCTGCTGGGATGAACTATTGCGTTTACAATGCGGTGTTCGCTGGTGCGACAGGCTTGAGCGAAGGCAACCTAAAATGCACCACCACCGCTCGCGGCACGTTCGATGCAATGAGTTTTGCGAGTTACTGGGAGATTGAAGCGAACACTACGGGAGTGACCGCTGGCATTGAGGGCGAGAGCATCTACGGCGCAAACACGGTAAGCGTTACGAACGGCAGCACGTTTGGGTTCCGGCTCTCGGCAGCGGGGGCGTTGGATTATACGTCCAATGGAAGTAGCTGGACTTCGATAGCAACTGGCCTGACCGCCGAGGCAGTGTTCCCCTATGTCACGGGCGGCACAACCACGGCGAATTTCGGGCAGTCAACTTTGAGCTATTCAGTGCCGAGCGGTTATGCGGTTTTGTCCACGGCGGGAATGACTGCCACAATCGCCAAGCCATCGGCGCATTTTAACACGGTAACTTATGCTGGCACATCACCCTCTGACAACGACATAACAACCGTTGGATTTCAAGCAGACCTAACGTGGATAAAATCGAGAAACCAAACATACAACCACGCACTGTACGATTCCGTGCGGGGGGCTACGGAGGAACTATACCCCAACACGACTGACGCTGAGTACACGGACACGGATGGTCTGAAAAGCTGGGATGGTGATGGGTTTACGCTGGGTTCTGATGGGGAAACAAATGATGGGGCAGGGAGCTTGGTCGCGTGGAACTGGCTGGCTGGAACCTCTTTCGATGCTGGCGGTGGCTCCGGTACTGGCTCAAAGAATGTAGACGCGGGATTCTCCATCGCAACGTGGGAGGGTGATGATGATGGGATGGGGGGTGGCCCGTGAGTACCCAAACAATCAATCACGGACTTGGCGTTGCACCGGAACTTATCATCGCAAAGGAACGCGAGTCCGGTAGTGGCACTGGTGACTGGGCGGTGTGGCATAAGGATTTGTCATCTGGGAAGTATATGGTTCTCAACGTCGGCCAAGACGAGGCAAGTTGGACTGACGCGTTGTTCAGCAATATCGGCACGACTAGCGTGGATGTCGGAAATGATCCAGACGGCTACAGCATTTACCTCAATGACGGTATGGGGCCGAATACCTACGTCGCGTATTTCTTCGCTAGTAAGGCTGGGTATTCAAAGGTGGGTTCGTACACTCCAAACGGGGTTGTAGACGGCCCATTTGTGTACTGCGGATTTAAGCCAGCTTTTCTGATTACGAAATGGACGGGTCAATATTATGGCGGGCAGGGTTGGGGGATGAAGGATTCGACACGAGATACCTATAATCCCGCTGATGCTTTATTAAGTGCTAATGCTTCTAGTGCCGAGGGTACAAATGAGCCAATCGACCTGCTCTCAAATGGGTTCAAAATAAGGGCAAACAACAACACTATTAACAGTCCTAACGGTTCCGAAAAGTACATCTTCTACGCCGTGGCAGAATCTCCATTCAAATACGCTAACGCAAGGTAAACTATGTATTACTCAAACGATAAAAAGCTACCACTCGACAGAGCATTCACGCTTAACGACATCAGCTACCCTTCCAACTGGCTGCGGATCGCCACGGCAGAAGATAAAGAGGCGGCTGGCATCGAGCAGCGTGAGGAACCTGTGCTGCAATTCAAGAACGAGAAGTTCTACTACAATACCGTGCAGGATGGTGTGGTGACGAGTACGCCGAAGGACTTGGATATGCTCAAGCGCACGATGATCGCGCAAGTCAACCGTGCGGCACACTCGATGTTAAGTGGGAGTGACTGGATGATTGTGAAGCAGACCGAAACGAGTACCGGAATTTTACCGCAGTGGGGTGAGTACCGGACAGAAGTTCGTGCCGAGGCCAATCGCCAGTGCGGTCAGGTCGATGAGGCTACCAGCATAGAATCGTTAATGGCGATTACTGCGAACTGGCCGGAAGACCCTGATGCCATAGCAGAGCGTGAGCGGAGAGATGCCGAGATTGAAGCTGCCAGACTAGAGCGTGAGAAGAATGACTAATTTAACAAGGATGAATCGGGTGGATAAATGAAAATAATAGACTTCAATGATGTCAAAGTGGGGTTTGCCTCCGCAGGTGGTTTAGGCAACTGGATGCTGGAGATTGATACTGTCCTCCATGTACTTATCTCGGTTGCCTCACTCGTTTACATCGTACTGAAGATCAAACAACTGATAACCAAAAATAAAGGTGGTAAGTAATGCCAAAGGTAGGTAAGAAAAGTTATCCATATACAAAGGCTGGGGTTAAGGCGGCTAAGAGAGCGGCCAAGGCTTCCGGCAATTCAATGGTGAGCAAAAGAAAACCCAAGGAAACAAATGAATACTAAGAACGGAACTAAGGACACGGTGCTGAATGGTATCGTGCGGCATATCCTCACTGCTGCTGGAGGCGCGTTAGTCGCTAAAGGCATGATTGGTGAGGGAGAACTCGAACTGGTTGTGGGAGCTATTATTACACTTGCGGGTGTTGCGTGGTCTGCTATTGCCAAAAGGAAAGGTAAGTAAATGCCTGACCTGACAAGAGGATATACATTCACGAGCGGTGAGGAGGTTGACCACACTAAGCTGAACAACTTAACCGGCAATGCGACCATCAACGATTCAACGGTTACTGAGGCCAAGATCGCTGCCAGTGCTGTTACCAATGCCAAGGTATCGTCCACGGCTGCTATTGCCCTTAGCAAGTTGGCGAGCGGTTCCTCTGGTCAGGTGATTGCCGTGAATAGCTCTGGTGTTCCAGTCTATTCTACTATAAGCGGAGATGTCACCATTAACGATACTGGGGTCACTGCTATTGGCGCGGGTAAGGTTGTTACTGCAAGTGTCTTAGACGCAAACATTACAACAGCTAAGATTGCCAATGATAATGTGACTGATGCCAAGATTTTATCTAAAAAGACTGTCTCTACCTCGGCTCCGTCTGGGGGGAGTGATGGGGATGTATGGTATAAAGTAGCATCATAATGAGTTTACACGTTAAAAATTCTGGTGAGTGGAAGCAAGTTAGTGCGGCTTACGTCAAGGATTCCGGCACTTGGGAATCATGCTTTGATGTTTACATAAATGATTCTGGTACTTGGAAAAGTGCGTTGTATGAAGCTGGCAGTCAGGATTTCACAACATCGGGGTCTTTTACCTTTACTGTGCCAGCGGGCGTATCCTCACTCACTGCTACCACTGTTGGCGGTGGCGGCGGCGGTGGTGGTGCGTCCAGTTCAGGCGATTGGTGGACGGGCGCGGCTGGCGGAAGCGGGGGATACATAAATTCCACTAGCTATTCGGTTACTGCTGGGGAAGACTTGTCTATTACGGTAGGGGCTGGCGGGCTGAGGGCGTCCCAATACTTCAATAGCTGGTATCAAACTGAGCCGTCTCCGATGAATGGCGTCACCACTGGCCAATCGGGTGAGGACTCTGCGGTTCGGCGGGGTTCCACAGATATTGCAAGGGCCACGGGCGGCGGTGGTGGTGGTGCTGGAACTGGGGCTTGCGGCGGTGGCGGTTCGGGCGGTACTCCCAGCGGGGTGGATGGCGATGAGCGCGGCGGCGTGAGTTGCGGTGGTTATAGCTTTTCGGGAACTCGGTCTGGGGGCAGCAACGGGTCTGGTTACGGAGACGGAGGTGACAGTCAAAGGAACAATGGTGCAAATCAACACGGCGATGATGGGGCCGTACTATTAAGCTGGTGAATGAAACCCATACACTCAAATTATGACTAAAACAAGCATAGCGCAATTCGTGGCTGACAAGGCTCAAAAGACCGACCAAGGCAGCTTGACCATGTTGAAGTCCTTTATAGACAGACGCTACGAAATGATTTGGAACTCCGCATTATGGCGCGAGTCTCTTGGTACTACCTCATATACCGTTGCTGCGGATACACAGGAGGTCACGCTTGAGTCAACTGTTGATTTCCCCGTTTCTGCTAGGTGGGACGACAAGGAGATTACCCCCATTGACTACTCGGCTGTATTCCAGATTGACCCGACACTGTTCAATGATGCTGGTGCTGTAGTAAACTTTATTGTTTTGCCAAAAGACTCTAGTGGTGATGCTAGGGTTAAGTTACTCCGAAAGCCCGATACTGAGAAATCCCTTCTAATTCTAGGCAAGCTAAAGATTGTTGCGCTAGGTGACTCTGACTCCCCCAAGATTAACGGCATTGACAATGTTTTAGTTTCAATGGTTGAGGGGGATATGCTCGAACACACAAGGCAATACCAAAAGGCTCAGATTAAATTTACCGAGGCGATGAACCACCTAAACATTGCGAAGGACTTAGAGAATCACCAATCGGCATCCCAGACTAGGATCATTCCTCAGATTGCAGGTCACTGGGATTCAAACAGCTTTATCTAATGCCCATACATTACAACGATGGACTAGACGATCAGTTATCTTACGATCTTACTGGCAGTTTCGTCGGTGGTCAGGTAAGTCATGTGCGGGCGAATCTCCTTTCAGCTACCCAATACTCCGAATCCAAGAATATGGATATTGACAAGTTCGGTGCTATTATTACTCGGAGGGGGACATCCATTGTAGGCGCGACCCTTACCGATCCCATTCGCGGCCTTACATTCATTGACACTCCATCCGTAGAACAGCTGCTTGTCGTGTCAGATGGGGTTCTGTACAAGTCAACTGGCTCAACATTCTCGGCGGTTTCCGGCTACACGCCCTCCTCCGTAAATGATGTGGAATTTGCCCAGCTTATTGACAAAGTTTATATGACTGATAATTCGGTTAACGTGCATTCCTATGATGGGTCTACCGTAACCGATGAGGGGACTTCTAGTTCCGATCCACCTAAATGCAAGTTTATCGCTACCCACACAAATCGCCTCTTTGCCGCCAACACGGAAAACTTCAATGACGAAGTAGCTGCGAGCGACCTCCTTGATGGCGGCACTTGGGCCTCCTCCTTTCAGTTCCGTGTTGGTGGTGGAGAGGGCGATCCGATAACGGGGATAGTAAGCTGGTATAACTTTAACCTTCTGGTGTTTAAGACCCGATCAATTCATGTGGTATCCACCGATCCGGCTCAATCTACGGCAGCGAATTGGCAAGTTCATAGGATCGACAATACCGTTGGTTGCGTTGCCCATAGGACTATCGCTCAAGCTGGGCCTGATGTCTTCTTCCTTGCCCGTGATGGAATCCGAACAGTCAGGACAATCTTGGCTGGAGCGCAGTCCTCAGTGTCGGAGCCTATCTCAATTCCCATCAGTGACATCATAGGCAGGATAAATTGGAATTTCGCTGGTAAGAGTTGTGCTACTTTTTGGGATAATAAGTATATGCTTTCTGTTCCACTGGATAGCTCCACCAACAACAATTACACTATTATATATAACACGGTGTCACGATCTTGGTCAGGATACTGGGTTGGGTGGACTCCCAATGTATTCGGCGTGTCTAGCTTTAATGATTTCCCCAAGACAGTATTTGGTGATAACTCCGGCAATGTTATGACTTGGCTGGATTACGTTCAGGATGCAGATGTTTCTCAAGGCTCATTTCAGGATAATGGAACTGATTATGAGTCCATGCTTGTAACCCGTGGCCATGTGTACGGCGACCATCTCTCTCCGAAGTTGGGCAATCATGTGGGTATTGAGTTAAGGGATAGCACCGTGGGATGTAATTGTGTCAATATAAGTGTCACAACCGATGACGGGAATTTGCTTCAAGATCATATTTTGGCGAGCAACATAGTTAATGATACATCTGGAGTGGTGCTTCCTGCTGACCTTCCCTTCACGCTCCCCACCATCGGCCCATTCCTGAGATCGTTTAACCTGACCAACGTGGGTGAGTTCTCGGAGATAAAGTTTAAGATACGTTCCGAATCAGGTAAGTTGCATATCAGGTCGATTAAGACCAGCGCATTCATAAACACAATGGTTTTAGAGAAATGAAGAATGGTAGACCACGACGATTTAGAATTTGTGATGTCATTGATTTCTGTCGGAGGAATGACACCAGAGGGCTATGCTTTAGTGGATGGCCGAAAAATATCTTGGAAATTTACTTTAGGTTCCACCAACAGAATGGAAGTCTCTGTCTCGTCGAAGATGCTGGCGTACTGGTCGGGGTGGCAGTGGGATTCCAGTGCAATGAAGGTAGATTGGATAGGCATTGGGAACCCTTCGACAGAGGAGGCGACTCTTTCTACGTGTCAGACCTTATATGCGTTTCAAAGAGAGCGATGGCGTCTTGTGTCGATGAACTTGAAAAGAGGGTTCCCGACTGGCGAAATCTCAAACTGTTTGCCCTCAGGCACGGACGTAAAAAACAACTGAAACACGAGGTATTTGAGAAACTATTATGCGCTTAACAGGACAGGTAGTAAGAGGGAGAAAGTATCAGGACAAGGTTCCTACTGCTAACATCCTAATGGAAAAGCCCGTTCTGTCTGGTGTTTACATAGGTGGAGCGTATGACATTGATGGGGTTGGGCTTGGGAAGGCATTTGTCTTTATCACAGATTATGCCCCTGATATTGCAGAAACATATATAACTGACTATAATGCAGACCTGTACGGTGAGTTCGTTAGCGTCGAAAGCATGGTGAAGCTTGGCAGGAACGATCTGATGGAAATGTATGATAGCGCGATGAAAGAATGGGAGAGTAATAATGTACCAACACTGTCTTGAATTAGCCAAACAGATAACTGAGTCCTACCGAAAGAAATTTTGGGCTGCTGCCGATGCCGTATGCAAGGGAACGCCTCCGCCACCCGTTGTTCCAGACTATGCTGCCTCAACCAGAGCGGGAATCCTTGCTGATGTAGAAACATTACCGGCTAGGAAGCAGATTGAAGCCGCTGCTAGGGCTGGCACTGCTGGCACGACAATGATAGGCGATAAGTCTGTCGATTTCGATTTCACGGGCATAGGGGATTTAGACCAGCAAGTAACACTCCTAGAGGGGCAGAGGAGAAGTGCGGATACTATGGCTCAGGTAGCCTTGGACATTCAGAAGAAGTACGGTGCTGACTTCCTAGACCAATCTCTCAAGCGAATTGAACAGTCCGATCCAACTGGTACGAAAGTTAGAAAACGATTAGCCGAAATCACATTGGCTGAGTTAGATAAGGGTATGCAGTTATCGGACGAGGAGATTCGTTTCGCAGAGCAAGCATTCCGTAGGTCATCAACGGCTCGCGGGGCATCACAGATTGGAACAGCACCGGCAATTCAGGAGACATTGGCTCAGTACAATATGGGCAGACAGCTACTTGGTCAGCGTATGAATATGGCTAGGTCTTATATGGGTATGCCTCAGACAGCACAGTTCGGGCAAATCGCTGGATCACAACAGGG